GTAATGGACTGGAATCGCATCCAACCTTGGGATTATATTGTCCTACATGTCGCTGACGAATACCATAAAAAGTATAGCATGGTTGACCGCGAAGACATTAAGCAGGCGCTCTACGAATGGTTTGTGTCGCACCCTCGCAAGTTGACAGAGTGGGAAGGCTTTAGCAAGAAGTCTACTCAGAACTTACTGTATCGTTCACTGCGCAATCAAGCGTTAGACTACTGCCAACTATGGAAAGCAAAGTCTATTGGCTATGAAGTATCTGATTTGTTCTTCTATGAGCCAGCAGTTGTTGAAGCGTTGCTTCCAGCGATACTGCGTGGCGATGTAACCGAAGCACCAGTACTTAACTTAGGCATGCCTGGAAAGCCTTCTGCGCCAGCAGAGGGTGGCAATATGATGGCTATGATGGCTGAGATTAAGGCTGCATATCTGAAACTTAATACAGAGGATAGACATATTCTCTATCACAAGTATGCAAACTCTTTAACTTATAATCTTATTGCAGAGGAACTCGCCTTGCCTAGTGATGATGCAGCACGCATGCGCCACAATCGTGCTATTAAAAGACTTATCACTAGGCTTGGCGGATTCCGTTCTTTCTTAGATAAGGATGAGTCGGATAAGGTTAGGCAAGACGATAGTCACAATGAAGATACCGACAAGGAAGAAAGCGATACCGATGAGTAGTTCCTCATCCATAAATCTCCCATCGTTCATGTTCTTCATGTTCAGCAATCTCTCTAGCCCTAGCAAGTCGTACATGTTCTATCAATGCACCAACATTAATTAAGTATCCCCTCGATGGATTCGGTGGGATATTACAGTTGATAGGTCTACCAGATTCCCAGATAATTTCTTTGAGTCTATGTAGTGGCACTATAAATACTGAGTCCTCTAGTAAGAATGCCCAATGAGTTGCTTGGCTAGCCCTGACACCAGAAGGCTTCCAAGCATCCTCAGTTTGGTAGTAACACTCAGTCTCTATATAGATATTGCCTGTCTCTACCCAGCGTCTATCAGTTTTAACTTCTACAGTATCTATGTGTAACAGGTCAGCAATCTTACTCTCACCTGCTATTCCAGCCCTGTAGTCTAAGTCCCAGTTACTATCTTTCATTGACCCTCCAAGTATTTTTTGAACGCCGTGTCCCAATCGTAAGCATCAAAGTATTCTTCGATACCTTCGACAATTTGTTCTTGTAG